ATTTTTGTGCATGTTAGCATCCATAACCCAACGCTCTAAAATAAAGTGTGGATCATTCATTTGGTTAACTATCTTTTTAACCATTTCAGTTGCTTGTCTTGNCGCTTCTTCATCANNNTCATCTTGAGCTACAAACTCAAAATTGATCTCNCCATTTGGCATAAGACCTTTAGCAATAACAGCAGTAGCATAGTCTACGACAGGCTTAACGCTAGGATGTATGTAATCAATACCATTGACAGGGGCAGTACTATCAGTAACAGCAAGGCACAAGTAGTGGTAGTCAGAGGCCCTATTAACCGCATTTTTAGTCCCCAAATATCTTAGGTAGCTTGCCATCTTGACGTCCATTTGATTCTTTAATTGTACGAATCGTGCGTTAATGGCTTTATTTTTATTGATGTTATCTATNGGTATGTTTTTGATATCCAGCATGTTGGAANACCCTTGTTTATANGTTATTTATCTTTTTGCGAAGGGGGTTGTTCCTTGGGCTTCTTGCCGAATATGGCNTCCCAGTTATCATTGTATTTTTGTTGATCGGTTGGTCTTCTACTACTTCCTTTACTCATATTTTTCTCCTTAGCTTGGGTCGTATGCCTTTTTCCAGGCGGGTTTATTAAAATCTGTTCTTTGTACATAACGATCACGTTGGGCACGCATNCGTTGNGCAGGTGTTCTGTTATCCCAGGGCTCTGCTATACCATTCAAGCAACCAAGCAATGCATAACGACAACTATCGATGCAATCATCTGGATCACTGAACCTACCCTTTTCATCTACGAAATAATTTTGTGCTTCACTTAAAAAGTTTGTGCAATTCTCATTGATCATTAATGATCCTACTTCTAGCATTTGTCGCATCTGATTGATACCATATGCTTTATGATTTGTTACACGCCCTTCACTATCAGGTGGATTCATAATTGCTTTTTCATAAACATTTAATTCATAACTTTCAAATAACTCACGTATTGAACTACTACTCATTGTATAACGACCTTGCGTGCTTGCATCAGGAGGTAACACAATGGGTGTACCAAATACTTCTGGTCTTAACAAATGATTAACATATTGTGTTGGTACTGCTTCTTCTACACCTTGAACAACTAATTGTTTATGTAAATATGCAGTACGTTCGTAGGGCTCCCAATACATTAAACTGATTACAGTTTTGTCATTGACTAATCCTAAGTCAAGTGCAATGATACGTTGAATGTTTGGCATTTCTGCAAAGTTGTGTTCACCAGTCTTATAAGTGGGCCATTGACGAATTTGAAATACTGCACCTTTACCCATGACAGGTTTACCTGCAATACGTGCATCACGTTCATGTGGTAAGTAATCACGTTCTAATTGTCTACGTGTTTCCATTAACAAGAAAGGCATTCCCCATGGGTCGTATTCTGGGCAATCATCCCAACTTACTCTTATGAATTCATAACCTTCTTCTTTGTTCCAAAACTTACTAACCAATCCATTCAAACCTTTTAATGGTGTAAATGAACATAAGACTTTTCCCTGCGTTGTTGCAGTTCTGGTAACAATCTCACTAAAAAAGTCATCAGGTGGTTGTTCGTCAAAAACAGCCAAGTTAAGTTTGAAACCTTGTAATTGTCTAACCTCTTGAGTGTAGTTAGCAAATAGTAAATAACTGTTAGCACCTGATATATGACGTATTTCAACGCCGATACAATTAGCGCCATCATTACGCATGGTATCAGTAACGATGCAATTCCGAGGTATAGCACCTGTGCCCAAATTATCTGTGATCTTGACATCTTGTGTTCCTAATAATTCATTCTGTAGTACAAGTGCAACTTGACTCCAACCCTCACCAGCTACCATACATGTAATGGGTTTATCAAAACGATAACCTTCCCACCAATCTGGATATAGTCCCGTTAAATGATAAGCTGTTTCAAACAAGTTGAAACTGTTTTGCCAATACGATTAGCGGCAAGTATGCCACGACGTTCGCTATCGCCAGTCTTAAAGAATTTTAATTGATGTTCGAATGGTCTAAAGTATTTGAGTTGATTGTAAACCATATCATCTGCAATAGATATTGCCAGATCCTCTAATTTTTGTTTTAGTGGACCTGGGATAGTCAATAAACTATCAATAGTGAGATTGTTTTCATCAACTGCATACCTCAATGCCCTAGACATCAAAGTTTCAGTACCTATCATCTTATTTTAGAATTTAAATAATCTCTTAATAACTGTGCATCATCTTCAGACAATTTATACTTGATTTTATGTATGCCAGTCTCATCATGGTTTAATGTAAAAAGCACATGATAAATTAACTTATATGGATCAAAGTTAATTTCTACATCAAATGCTGATTCTTCATCGCAACTGATATTCATTCTTTCTCCTCAACTGGATAATGTTGATTCATAATGCTCAAATGATACAATGCATCACACAATGATTTGATCTCATCTGGTGAGCCATCCCAAGTCATTGTATTGCGCATATCTTCGGGCTTGCTTGTTAACAAACTTTGCAAACGTTCAGCAGTTAATCTCATGCAATGTTCGATTTGTCCAGGAAACTTTTCTTTGAAAGCTTCACGATGTGCAAAATTTACTTTTTGCATAATTAATGTGTCTTTTACTTTGTTTTCTTCAACTGCTTTTTCAATTTCTCTATTGCGAAAGTCTGGGTTGTTGGCTTCACTTGATCTAATGATCTTGCCACGACCTGTTAGTTTGTCAATCATTTAATGTCTCCCAAATCCCAGGGATTGTTTCTAGCTGAATCATCTAAACTAATAAATTCTCTGTCGATCCAGGTTTCCCACTGATTTGAACGATTAACTTTAAATGTTTGCATCATACCGCGCAAGCGTCTACCTTGTGGTGTTAATGTACCATCTTCACGCATACACAATTGCTCACCGGTTCTTGGATCAATCCATTTGATGATTTCAGGAACTGTTTGACCATATTTGTTAACTTTCTCACCATGAGCTTTTTGCTCTAATGGTCCTAATACTTCATAGCTGATTACACCATTCTTGTATTTTCTAAACACCATATGCACTTTTTTACCTTGTGCACGTTGTTCTTCATCAGGATGTGGAACTAAGGGGCTGTAAAAACTATTTTGTACTTCATTTCTATCAGGTAAATATACACTTCTTGCAGGAGCAGGTTTCAAATCTTCAGTTGGAACCATTTCTGCTTTATTGATATATGGATTGTTGTCGCCAATATATTTTGGTTCAACTTCAACACCATTCAATACATCCATTGCAACTTGATATTTTAGTTTGTTAGCACGACCTTTTAAATTCAATACTATGCCAGTCTGATCATATACAAATCGTTCTAATTCAGTTGCCGTTGGAAAGTCAGTCATTAGACCTTCAATGTCAAAGTCTTGTGATTGAATTGCTTTTGGGGCTACGGGTTTTTCTAATTTCTCGTACTCAGTATCAAACTGCTTATCAGCTAGTTCATTTGCTTTTTTGAGTGTTTCGGGATCGATATCATCGCCCCAAATATTTTCGGTTTTTGTAGATTGTTTTTTCATTTCTTTTCCTTTTCTAAACTATGACAAGAGGGGCCCCATGCCCCTCTGTCTTTAATAAACTATTTCAGTATTATTTATTACCTTTTGTAGGGCCACGGCCTACATTGGTAATATCGTGCAAGCTTTCTACGCCGGGCTCGTCTTTACCACGAGTACCACGTCCACGTACGACTAAAGCTTTGTTGATCATATCAGCAAGTTCTTTTCTGTTGCCATCTTTTTTCTCATCAATAAATTCTCTGCGCTTTGTAGGATTACCTTCATTGCCCATTGTAGGACCACGCTTTTGATTGATTTCTTTTTGTTGTGGGTTAGTCATTTTCATAATTGTTCTCTTATACGAATTCTGCTGATATAACAGGTGTAATGTACAAATTAGCAGTTGCAGCACTTGCAGCACTAAAATAAATTGTTGCAGTACCTGTTGATAAACCTGTAGTTTGCAATTGAATAATTTCAGTTGCTTTTGGTTGAATGCAAATGCCTGTACCAGAACTACTACTATTTGCAATAGTTGCAGTGATGCCTGAACTGCTTGGTCCCCAATTCAAGAATGCAATGTTTGCACTATCAACATTGTCTACTTTAATAAACAATGGACCTTGAATTTTACTGAAACTATTGCTAGCATTTGCAGGTGAAATATTACCTGTACCTGGCGTTGCCGCTGCAGTTACAAATATTGTATTACCTACTTTTTGATATGGTGTTGTTGACATATTTGTTTACCTTAAGGTGTTGTAATCACAACTGTGTTAAATGTTGTATATTGTCCAGTATTTGCAGTTGCAGTTGTAAATGTAGAACTGTCAACAGGAGTTGTTAAACCGCTATCTGTATACAATGCAAATGTTGTTGATGTTAATATATTAGCATAATATTCATTTGTACCATTAACACCTGCAGTCAATAATTGATTCATACCAGTTACTGCTGTTGGAGTTGTTGTAGCACCACTTGTTCCACCTGTAACAACGTGACTTGTATCTACTACACCACTAGTTGCTTTGTAAGTAATGTAAGTTGGATATACACCAGTTACGATACCTGTAGCATTGCTTGTTGCTTGGCTAAAAGTTTCATTAGCTACGAATACACCTGTTGTTGAAGCAAATGTAAATCTGTTATTTGGGTGTGTAAACAATATAGGATCACCATTGTTTATAAAAATGGGCAATGTGCTTCTTGCTGGAGCAGTAATGTTTGTAACTGTACCTGCAGTTGGAATTGTTCCACCTACTTTGTTGATTGTAATGCTTTGATTACCTAAAACTGCACTAATATATACTGAGCCACCGGTAGCAAATGTACCTGTACCTGCAGTACTTGTAATGATTTCACCACTTAATAATCCAGCAGTTGTTGTCATACCTGTAATAGTAGCAGTCCAAGGTGCACTTAATGTACCTGAACCAGTAACTGTACCAATTGTACCAGTTGCGCTAACGATTTGAGCAGTAACAGGAACTGTAACTACTGCAGGGCTAGCTTTGCTAATACCTTGAATTGGGTTAGCGTATAAATTAGGAATAATATCTGTTCTTAATGTTGTCATTTTGTTTGCCTTTTATTTCTTGTGAAAGCTTTTTAATGTTTCTGCTAAACGTGCACGTTTGCCTTCTACGCCGGGCTTTTTAGCTGCTGCAGCCAATTTCTTAGCTGGAATCTTTTTACCTTCTGGTACATGTAATTCTTTATGTAATGCGCCTGGATGCTCAATTGCTTTACTGATCCATTTGTGNGCTTGTTCCATATGATGTTCTGCTTTTTTCATATGACTATGTGACATTGACTTTTTCATTTTGTGTTCCTTAGATTAATATTGACTGTCAGGACCATAATTAAAAGTATTTGGTGTACTCTTATTAACTTGTTTACCTTTGCTTATGCCACCATAAGCAGGGCCACCTGATTGACCAATACGAATCATGTCAGGATTACCGCTATAGTTTTGACCTTTCTTAGGATCCCAACTACGTGTGCCACCTGGATTGCGTTCTTGCTTACCATAATTTTGGCTNTCAATNTTNTTAACAGTTGGGCGCTCATTACCACTTACACCAACACGATCAGGTGCACGTCTAAATGCATCTTTAGTTGCTGGAGGTCCAACTTTAGCAGCTGGATTATCTTGGTTACCTCGAGTTGGTCCACGACCTTTATTAACTAGTTTACCTTCATTCATTGTACCAGTGTGATGGTTTGTTTGAACTGATCTTGTTCTACTATTATGACTATAACCTTCACCACCTTGTCCGTTGAAAGCTAGGCCCTTATCTTCTTGATCTCTACTTGGTTTCATTTTGATTTCCTTTTAGTTTTGTCAGCTTTGATACTTTTGCTGATCTTTTCGCCAGTACGCTTTTTCTTGCCGGCGACTGCATAAGCAATTGCTACGGCCTGCTTTTGGGGCTTTCCAGCTTCCATTTCCTTCTTAACATTCTCACTGAATGCTTTAGGTGATTTTGATTTGTTTAATGGCATAATATTATTTATCTTCTTTGATTCCGGTTATTTTAGCGAGTGCTTCTGCAAACGCTAACTTCTTCATTTCAACATTATCTGTACTGTCGGTAACTTCAACTTTAGCTAATGTACCCATTACTTTATTCAATATCAAATTGTGATACTTCATTGTTAAATGTGTGTCACCAGCACCTCGAGATCGCATAAAATCTTCAACCAACAACTCTTCATANTTNTGACCATTNGCTTGANTTTTTAATGTTTCTAATAAACCCTCAATTGTAAGTTGTTGCTTAGAGCCAGGCTTTCTACCTGAATTTGGTCTAGCACCACCTCTACTTGGTCGTTTAGGTCCTTTTTCTCTCGTGTGTTTAGTACGATTGATAGGTATCCCAGTAGTACCTTTTGGTCTACCTGCTTTTCTTTTTGTTGGTTCTAAATTCTGTTCCATAATGTTATTTATCTTTTCTTAAAAACGTTAAATATGTGTTTGAAAGGAAATGAAATGCAAAAAGCAAATATAACCGACATCAAACACATCATACAACTATCAGTTGAAAACTCAACTGTTGATAGTTTCTTTACTGTGACTCCTAGTGTATATGAAAAAAACTTAGCATATGCAATACTCAATCAACATTACCATATTGGTGTAGAATTAGTCAAAGTATTGAAAGACGAAAATGATAAGTTACTCGCTTATACTTGGGCTAATACATATCAGATGCCATGGACAACTGATCGTATGGTTAATGTACAAATGGTTGATATTGACTTAAATCTATCTCCACGCACAAGAATTCAAATTATAAAAACTATGATGAAAGAATGGGAAACATTCGCAAACATTGCAAACTGTTCTGTCATTTGTTCACCTACTAGTCGTAAAAATCAAAATGCCTTTCTAAAATTACATGAGAAAAATGGCTACGAAATTCGCGGCTCATTTGCTTTCAAACGTTTGTTCTGAACACGACACAAGCTACTCCTGCCAATTAGTTGATACTCAGATTAGAAAGACACAAAATCATCTGATCCTTGATAGTGTTCACGGTGTCTTAACTCAGTATTGACCTCAACTGCCATGCAAACTTTTTATGTTTGCGTATGCGGTCTTGTGCAAAATTACCAATATCAACATGACCTTCTAAATTAGCAATCATGTTTAATTTTTCATAACTGTTGATCATATGTTCTTGACCTTCTAATACAAACTCGATTAGACTGTCACTACTGTTACCTGTTGTGGTATCTTCTAAATCAGCTAGTTCTAATATTTCATTAATTGTTTCGGGTGCAAATTCGTTTAATGCACGAATCAATTCACCTAAATCATCTTGTATAGCTTC